GTTTCAGGAAACGTCCACGCGGACCAAATGGTCATCGGGGGTATCACTGTTGATACATCACATGGTCTTCAAAGTGTAACTGATACTTCTAATGTTACGACTAACACAATTGAGTTTTCAAATGCAACAACGGCGTTTGTTACAACAGCGAATGCTACTATAGGGGGGATCCTCAACGTGGATACTCCTACTACGTTAGGAGGAGATCTTACAGTCTCCGGAAACACATTTTATTCTAATAATACATCTATTAACATCGATTCCAATGTGGTAGCGGAATTCACGGGGCCCCACACGAGGTTGCCAAAGGAGATACCCTTGAAGAAGTATCCGGAAATTGCTTTTGCCGATAACCAATTAGATGGAGATCATACAACCAATACGTACACACAAGCAGGATATACAGTAATGGTAAGTAATCAATTTTTTAACAGTTTAAATGACCGTGAGGGATGGAAAGTATTTAATAATAAGACGAGCTATTGGCTTGATTCTTGGATGACTGAAAGTAGCAGATATTCTACGAGTACACGATTACATGTCGCCGGGGTTTCAACTACAGTGAGTAGTGTTTCTTACTTGGGTGACTACGTACAATTAGAGTTTCCAAAAAAAGTATCTGTGTCTCACGTAAATATTCACCCAACCGATAAGCTCAGTCGAATGCCCGGTGTAATAGTATTTGCCGGTTCTGATAACGGAACTACGTGGACATTAATAAATAGTGTTACTAATAACACACATGTACCAGGTGAATATTCTGTATTTAATGTTAACGCCACGCAACATTATAAATATCTTAGAATGATCATAACCGAAGTAACAACCGCGGATATATCACAAATTAACGATCGGGTCGCCATTCAAGAAATTCAAATTTATGGTTACGAGGAATCCGCACCCGTCGGTGACTTCTCGTTGGATACGACCCTAAAATCGACGTTCAATTCCGTTCGAACGAATGATTACGTGATGTATTTCGATGGGAAGAATCCGGCCGCTGGAAACGTCCCTCAAACACTCGTAGACGGATCAACCACGACCACTACCCCGAATAACATCACCTTCGATGCGACAAATAACTGCTGGAGTCTTGATGGCTCCACGGAGAGTAACGTGACCACGGGTGATCTCGGCTTCGAGGGTGATGCACCACACACAGTCTCCATGTGGGTGAACGCGTCAAATTTAGAAGCCAATGCCTTGACCCAACAACTTTTCAGCATAGGCTCCGGGCATGATAAGTCTATCCTTAGGGTTGACGATACCCAAATTGCCGCGAACACGTGGCAAAACGTGACCTACGCGTACCAAGGCGAGGGTGGATCCAAGGTAACGTACGTGAATGGACGAAAGGTCGCGGATGAAAAGATTCGTGATACACACGGAGAGTTTCCACCTTTTCCTATGCGTGATTATATAACTGGTGGATTCAGAGCTTGGGCGAGTAGTGAGTATGCTAGTCCCACCTTCTTGGACAGGTTTGCACCGTGGTTCGCGTTTAACAAATTCAATGATGATGGTGCTGGAGCAGATGACGGGGACCGCGATAACGGATTTATATGGGAAGATCACGCATATAACGGAAGTACTTACTTACGCGACAAAAATTTAGGAATCGATACAGGTGGAGTTTCTACGACTGTTTCTGGTGAGTATCTTGTTCTTGAAATGCCGTATAAAATCGTACCCGAATATTTTAAAATCAAAGAAAGAGGTGATCTTACAACCAGAACCGTTAAAGACGGTAAAATATATGGAAGTAACGATGGAAGTACGTGGGACGAAATATCTTCATTTTCTGGTTTGTCGTATACAAACACTCGAGATGTGTTTGCGACGTTTATAGAATCGAATATGCAACACCGCACCGTTCGTATCAACACGACAAATTCGTATAATAGATTAGCTCTAGTATGTACTGCCGTAAACCAGGGCGTCGAGGACTGGACGGGTATCGGTGATCTACGATACTACGGTTACAAAGAAAGTGATATCACTCGATTTCCTCAACCCGGAAAGATACATAGATATCCACATGTCGCTCTGACAGGTCCACGACACAGAGGGTACGTAGCAACTGCGAGTGCTGGCACACTGTCCGGAGGAGAAGGACCTTTTAATGCGTTTATTAACGACCCTAATAACGACCCGGGTACTACAGGTGTACACGGTCATTATTGGCACGGTGACAGTTCCATCGATTCTTATGATACTAACAGCTCATATGACGTCGTAAATGCTTCATCGACAGAAGTAGATGGCACAGCGGTGTCAGGTGCTTGGATTCAATTAGAACTTCCCCGTGCTATAATACCAAAAGGATTTAGAATCTCTCCACGCTCTGGTCAGATTAATAGAGCACCCCAACAAGGTGTATTGGCGGGCTCTAATAATGGAACTTCTTGGACAAATATACACAATTTCACAGCACCCGGGACGTATACGGATAGAGTATATCAAACGACCGAATTTTCTAATACGACTGCTTATAAATATTTACGGTTCATTGTCACCCATTTACAGGGAAATGGAGGAGTTGTTAATTTAGGAAACATGGAATACTTGGGAACGGAAGAAGACGAAGATGTTCCCGCTATCGTGGGTGGCCCTTTCGCGGGTAAGGTGGCGAACTTTAGGGTGTACAACACGTACTTGGGTGAGGAGAGGATCCAAGAGATTTACGATACACAAAAGGATGAATTCGAGCACAAGAAATCCTCGGTGACCTTCTACAAGGGTCGTATAGGTGTGGGCACAACCGAACCCGAAGGTGCTTTGGTAGTGGTTGACGAACCTCGTGCGATGGAAAAGTTTCCTGCGCGTGGAATCGATGGAAACGAAGCACACGTAGAAGGACAGGGTATATTCCGTGTAAGTGCACCACATAACTTTGTAGCTGGTGAGCTCATGGCGAATATCTATACGTCTTTAACAGATCCTTTCACGGGTCTTAATAGAAGAAAGGAAGGGTATAGAAGTGCGTATAGAGCATTTAATGAACTTCACGAGTTATCATGGAACTCTACACCCCCGAGACATACAAGACTTGCCGAAAATACGGAATATGGTACGTGGCTTAAACTAGAATCACCCGAAAAGATAAACTTGAAAAAGGTTGAAATCCATGGTAATATGAAATGGCACCAGATAGGAAAAACCATATATGGACGAAACGATAGTGGTACTACCGATGACCAACTCGGTCGCACGATTGATTGTAGTCATGATGGTACACGTATTCTTGCGGGTGCTTATCAGGGTAACAGTAACGAAGGAGAAGCTTGGGTACTGGATTGGGACGGAGAAGAATGGAGTGTCGTTGGTAACATAATAACAAACCCAGTTACATCCGGTGATACTCGTTTCGGTAGACGTCTCTGTATTTCGGGTGATGGTAATATTATAGCAATAGGTGCGGGAACGGAAGATAATGCAAATGGTAATGATACTGGTTCGCTTCGCGTCTATTATTTAGCTGGTGGTACTAATGGTGTCGGGGGTACGTGGACGTTATTACCAGATTCTTCTGGTATCACAACTAACGGTGCGTTTCAAGGTTCGACCGCGGGTGGGAACATGGGTCAAAACGGTCCTCAGCTTTCGTATGATGGTAAAATACTCGTCGTGGGTGAAAAGGATTATGTGACCGGTGGTGTTAATGTAGGTAGGGTTCAGGTATTTAGGTATGCTAACGGTGCATGGTCTCAAATGGGCTCGGATTTAGTAGGAACTACGAGTGGTAGTTTTGGTAATGATGTGCAAATGACCGAGGATGGTATGCATCTCGTTATTGGTCAAAATGCCTCCCCCGACGCTGTATATGTTTATAGATGGAATGAATCTGGAAGTAGTTGGGATTTAAAAGGTTCGTCAATTACACATTCCAATACTGATGCTCGATTCGGTGAGGCGGTTTCTATATCTAACGATGGAAACGTTATAGCTGTAGGTTTGGCAAAAGCTGGCACGGTGGACGGTGCATGGTTCGATTTCGCTGGTCAAGTCAGAGTATACCATTATAATAGTTCGACGAATAACTGGGATTTGAATACGACGATACAATACGAACAGGAAAACACCGCCGATGATGGAGGAGCAGGGGCTTATGACTATTTCGGACAGATGGTTCGATTATCTGGTGACGGTAAAAGATTAATCGTCTCCGCGGCAAACGACTCGTCCGATGCCGGAGCTGATGCGGGAAAACTATTAATGTATGAATATATAGGTGGAAAATGGTTGCAAAAACACCCAGCCTTAAATTACGAGCTATTGGGTATGTCAGCTGATTCTTATCTAGGTCACGGTACTATTAACCATGATCAAAGTTTCGCCTTTTCACGTGATGGTTCCGTGATCGTTGGTGGTGAATTAGGTGTAGATGGGGGTGGATCTAATAATACGGGTGCGTTCCGTGCTTTTGGTATGACTAATAATATAAAGAGTGTGTGGGGAAGTAACGATAATAAAAATTGGACGAAAGTTGTGAATACTCCTACACGCGAAGAGTCGACTTCGAACGTCGCGGGTGTTTCGTTCGGTACCGATGATCGTCTTGAACTAAAAAATTTCGATAACTCCAATTATTTCAAATACCACGCGATCATTGCAGATGCGTTCACGGATTTACGACATGTAAATCTTTACGGTATATCTGAAAAAGGAACGAGTGTTTTGAATGATGGCTCACTTTCTATTTCTAAAAATCTCACTGTTCCGCGTATTGGACCACCCCTTAACATGGATAAAACACCCCGAAGAGACCGATTACTCGTGGAATATAATACGTCTACGAATCCAATAACAAAGGGGGTTGTTCGAGATACGTCCGGTCGAAATAATCACGGTGGATTTGTTACTGTAATCAAAGACGACTCCCTAATATCCGGATTTAGAAATCACGATACACCAAATACACACGAACTACTAAATTATGATCCCCTTGCTAAAGCTTTCTTTTTCAAGGCACGTGGGCAGTCGGACACGGATGACGGGATAAAGGTAGCAAATATAGGTTCACACATAAAAGGTAATCACCCTTTAACCGCCTCATTCTGGGCTAGGTTACAAGGAGACGCGGATCAAGGATTCTTTTATGTAGGTAACGAGACACATGACATAAATAAATCGTTCGGTATGCGACTGGATGTGGGTAGTACTAATTATAACATGGAACTTTCCTTGTGTGGAGGTGCGGCGACGAATGTTTATAGGTACGAACTCGGTGATCACACCGCAGGAGATTTGACAGTGGATGGTGGCGCTGATCAAAGAGTGGGTGACTTTTTTAATGGAAAACAAACTTTTAAATGGTTCCATGTGGTTGCCGTATACAATGGAGGTCTTAGGAGTGCAGACGGTGATATATATAGTCATGGTAACACAGACTTTATGAGACTATACATAAACGGTAATGAAGTGTTTACTATGAGTGACTCGTCATACGCAAACGGGGTTGTTGGTTCATCGTCTGATATATTAAATTTGGATCCAAACCCAACTTTGATAGTTGGTGGTTTTCCAGGAGGCCAACCCTCCGGCAATACGAACACGGCATTGAGAGGTTTCATGTCGAACTTTAAGCTTTATGATTGTGCACTCACCGGTGAAGAGGCGAAAACTCTGTATGATATGGGACGATCCGACGAAGGACATCATGTGGTGAACTTTGAGAAAACGCGAGTTGGTATAGGGTTGGGAGACGGTGAATCTCCTCAAGGAACTTTAGATATACGAGGAGACTGTATCATAAATAAACATGGACGTGTCGGGATTGGTATTACACAACCAAGAGCACCTCTTCATATCGAATCGCACTACGTATACGATGTAGGACCGTACATCAAGGATGACTTTCTTTTTTGTGAATGGTCATCTGGTAACGGTGGTCGATGGACCTTAAGTGCAAACGAGGGTGATGATGCTAATAGCGGCGGAAGTGATACTAACATGAATCTTGTTTGGGGTGCAATCGCCACTAGTACTGCACCCGATGTGGATAACGTGATGACGTTTGAAAACGATACACCGGGAAACACAGATATAGGTGTCGTTCAGTCATTTACTGGGCAACACAGGTGTGTTATTCCATCCATTCCACTCGCACAGATCGAAGCTTATAAGGGATATATCGTGTCGGCCGACCAAAATAATTATATAAACTTAAACGGACCCGCGTTAGAAACGGGGGCAAACGCTATCAATATTAACGAATGTATTCCTATAGTATCCTTATCCACTATCAAAAAAGACAAGAAGTGTTTCGGTGTCATAGCCAACGTAGAGGACCCCGGAAAGCGTAAGGAACGAAGTGGGCGTGTTGTTTCACTCTTTAATAAGGAGATTGGTGATACACGTGTCTTCGTGAACTCGTTAGGTGAAGGTGCGATATGGGTGATCAATGCGAACGGTACTCTCGTTTCCGGAGATTACATCACGACTTCTGATGTAGCTGGTTACGGTGAGAGGCAAGACACGGAATTCCTCGCGAATTACACTGTAGCTAAAATCACCATGGATTGCGACTTCAATCCAGTTACTCAACCCGTAAAACAAATAGTAAAGGATGCAAATGGTAACAATATATTAGATGATAATGGACATGTTCAATGGGAAGATCATCCAACAAAAACAGAAAAGGCATACAAAATTAAATATCTCGACACTAACGGAGAGGAAACCGATGAGGCGAACGCAGTTCATATTGCGGCATTCGTGGGATGCACATACCACTGTGGCTAAGTCAGTAAGACCGAGTACTCTAACCTCTCCATCGAAGACCCAGTAAACCTGATGAGGACGGTTAAAAAATTCTTCTTACGAACTGTGTTCCACTTTGTAAGAAAAATAAACTCTTACTATAATATAAACAAAATGTCTGGTGGTATTGCCCAACTTGTTGCCGTGGGGGCCCAGGATGCCCACCTCGTTGGTGACCCCGAGGTTAGCTTTTTTAGGTCTACCTATCGTCGCCATACTAATTTTTCCCAAACCGTAGAGCGTCAGGTTATCCAGGGTGCTTTGTCCAGCGGTGGTATGTCTACCATCCGCTTCGAGCGTAAGGGTGATCTCCTCGGATACACATATTTCACTTCTATCAACAACGCTTCCAACGCCTGTGAGGCCCTTGACTGGTCGACCATGATCGACAAGGTTGAGCTTTTAGTGGGTGGTCAGGTTATTGATGATCAGGATGTTTTCTTCACCAACAAGATTGCTCCTAACCTTTTAGCCACTGGTATTTCCAAGTCCCCTGTGGGTGAACTTTACGATGGCTCCGCTGCCTCCAAATTTTATCCTTTACGTTTTAGCTTCTGTGAGAACTGGCAGTCTGCCCTTCCTCTCGTTGCTTTACAATACCATGATGTGGAGCTTCGCATTCGATGGGCGACTAACGCCGCTGTGAACAGTGCTACTCGCCGTGTTGAGTGCCACGCGAACTTCATCTACCTCGACACTGATGAGCGTCAGCTCATCGCCAGTGAGCCCAGGGCTATTCTTATTACCCAGGTTCAGAAGTCTCTTCCCTCTATGGGTCGCACTCAGGAGTTGAACTACAACCACCCAGTGAAATTCCTTGCCGCGAGCAACGTTGCTACTGACAGTGTTAACACCGCCACCAATCGTGTGAAGCTTCAGATTAACGGCACTGATGTCACTGACTACAAGTTCATTGATCCTCACTACACCACCGCCGCTTCTTACTACCACGCTCCCAACGCTAAGACTGATCCCCAGCTTTACGCGTTCCCCTTCTGCCTTGACACTTCCAGGCTTCAGCCCACAGGTTCGCTTAACTTTAGCCGACTTGATTCCGCCCGCATTGTCAGTGAGACAAGCAACTTCAAGGACACTATTTATGCCGTCAATTTCAACATTTTAAGGGTTGAAAATGGCATGGGTGGCTTATTATACAGTAACTAAATTTACCCATCACTATAACATAATCTTTACTACTAGTAAAATGAACTTCTGGTTGATTGTCTTTTTACTAGGAGCAGTTTTCGTATTGACATACAATCCCAAATCCAGGACACTTGAAAAGATTGTCGAAGTCCAGCCCAGGCAGGAACAGTGTGAAGCTGAGAGGTATCAGCGTCTTCAATTTATTGGGGGAGATGATGCGTGTACTCAGAAGGGAAAGACTAAGATGGGTGCAATAATTTCGGCTTAAAAGAAATCAACGTCTATTACACATAAGATGTTATCTTTTGATCGCGAAACTATGCTTATCGCGGGTGTTATTGTTTGTATTGCTGTCGTTGCTTACATGTTCAACGATATGCGAAAGACCAAGGAGGATGTTCATGCCGTGAAGACCTTCTCTGTTAACCTGATGAAGGGTCTCACTATTGAGCCTGTGGAGGATGAAGCTAAACCTCAAACCGTTACTAAGATTCCCGTAACTGAGGAGAAAAAGGAGGAATAAACATATCCGCATATTATAACTTGCTAAATGAGCAATGAAGAAATACAAAGCGATAGCTATTCCAGTAACATTTGAAGGCGATCGCCCACGGTTTTTGACCGTGAGGGATCGTAGATTTAAGGATTGGATATTTGTCACAGGGGGGTGCAGGCGTAGAGAAATTTACAATCCTTTGAGATGTGCTCTTAGAGAGTTAGAGGAGGAGACACGGGGAGTTGTTTCTTTGAAGAAAGGTGAATACACAGAGTTCAACTTTATTCACAAGGAAAGTCCGACAGTAGAATTAGTATATAACGTTTACGTCTTTTTCGTCAACTTTAAACGTACTGATCAGGTCAACATGATTAAGAAGTTCAATGACGAAAAGGCGAAGACTAATTTAAAAAAGATTAATAAAGAACCGATAAAGAAAACATATGATGAGAATGACTTTATGAGCTTTGATACTTTAGAAGAGTTCAATGCTCGTAAACGTTGGGATCTGATCATACGAAACGTGATTCAGAATCCTCAGTTCTATTCGTGTGTAACTTCGTTAAATAGAAAAACATTTAGTATAAAATAGGAATGAAGTCGAAGACTTACATTTTAAAGCAGATCAAAGATCTTCTTATTGATAACAAAGCATACAGTGATCGCAGGGCGGAACAGTATATCGAGAGTGTCAAAACTAAGACAGTATACGAACTTCTTGTTATTAAAAAGAACCTTAGCACCGATATTAAAGAACACGCAGATGTTTCTTGTATGCGATCCATTTTATATGATAGCTATCAAGACGATTAAAAGAATAAATCCAAGTAGAAATAAGTATGTTCAAGAGCTGGTGCTCTAAGAACAAATTTAAAAATGCGAAAGCTACTTCACACGTTCTTATGGACGGTGGAGTGCTTTCGATACCATTCGACAAGCTTGACGAATTCTGTGAACAATACGTAGAAGCCGTGAAGAACGATGAAAAACTCTATTTGGTGGAACAGAAGACTCCGACCTATAACTTCTTTTTGGATATTGACTATAAAGATGAGAAGGCAATGGATATTCCATATGTTCAGAAACTATGCAGAGTCATCTGTGACAAGGTAAAGACTCTGGGAGGTAAAGATTGTCTCATTTGTGTTTCTAAACCAAAGGAGGTAGATGACAATCTTATCAAGACTGGAGTGCATATGAACTGGCCAGGTTTTGTTGTAGATCAAGAGAATGCATTGAATGTGAGAGATCACGTCATAGCAACTTTAAAGTCTGTGTTTAAATCCAAGAATTGGAATCAGATCATTGACTGTTCAGTATATGGTGACTCGAAGAAGCGAACGAAGGGAAGTGGATTTAGAATTCCATGGTCATACAAAAAAGGGAAACATCTTGCGTGTGGTGGACAGGGGTGTTCCGAGTGTGATAATGGAAAGATTACGGAACTTCCATACCTACCTATATTCAAATATGTCTATGGTCCGGTCCTTTGTCTAATGAACCCTATTTCTCATGAAGCATCTGTCGAAACGTTCAAAATGTCTATCATTCGCACAGAGGATACAAATGTTAATACTGTAAGACCACTTGACGGTAAGAAGAGAGAAGAGGGTTCATTTACACAGGCTCAGATGAAGGATGAGTTCACTGATTCAGAGGCTGTAGCCTATCTCGAAACTTTCATTCGAAAGAATCTTGAAGGTCAAGAAGATGCTAGAATCACTAAAGTTTTTACTCACAAAAATCATTTTCTTGTTTCTTCGTCGTCTAGATATTGTGAAAATGTGGGACGTTCTCACAATTCCAACCATATATGGTTTCATGTAGTGGGTGATGTAATCATTCAGAAATGTTTTTGTACATGTGAGACAGTCATCGGTAGGAAGAATGGATTTTGTGCAGACTTCAGGGGAGAACAGAACAGGCTACCAGCCTCTCTTGTTAGTAAACTGTATCCAGATGCGGCACCACCTAAAAGATCTATCACACCACCGATCAAACAAAAAGTGACGATAGATGATGTTATTCCAGTACTTAACGAGTTTATTAACAAGAATGTTCAGGCCATGGACATCACAAGCATCTCTAAAAAGAAAGGTGGTAAATACACAGCTACAACCACGGATCCAGATTGTGAAATTTCGATAGACAAAACAGGGATCGACTTTGTATATCCAAAAACTCCTTCTAAAAACCATAGAAGTGTTATAAACAAAAAATCCAAGGAGATTTTATTTCCAGACAAAAAATAAGATGTCGGGAGTTTTACTGGCCACAGCTACATATTTAACTAACCTTCTTACTAAAAAAGAAACTCCCAGTGACGATTTAGATGTGTTTATAAAAAAGGCCCATGAATATTCAGGACTAAACCCAGATGATTTTTACGCATTCATTACAAACATAAATGTTTTTAAAAATACACTCAGAGAAGATCCTGAGTTCGCAGGAAAGTTTCTTTATATAGCACTCGATAGTTTAGAAAACATTGGTATAATGACGGAATTCCAGGAAGATATACATCAATTAGCACTACAACTAGGATATTATGCAGAAAAGATGTTAATGGACGCATCTATTAACAAAAACACTGCGTTTCATCCCAAATACTTAAACAGTAGACTATAGTAGAACCAAATGATTTCCCGTTCTGGTCGCCGTATTAAGAAACCTGAGATTTACTCCCCCGAAGAAGAAGTCATAGATGATTATGACGAAGATGATTATGATGAGGATAATGACGACAGTGACATCGACACTGACGACGAGATTGGTTCCGAAGATGACTACGAAGATGATGAAGAAGATGCAGATGAAGATGGAAACTTAAAGGACTTCGTAGTCGGCGATGACGAGGAGGATGAAGATTATGAATCTTCTGACGAGGAAGAGGAGTATAGTGAGTAAATTTCCACTTAAAAAAATGAAAAACAATTATAGAAATGGAAGCAGACATCGGCAATCCCATCGATTTTAACAAAGATGATCATATTCAGGATCCAGAACCAGATCAGGATCATGAGTATTATCAACAAGCTCCGAGTCCTATGATGATGATGCCTCCACCTATGTATCAATCTCAGCAACCAAAGGTTGATTTTTTTGCAAACATTGATAAAACGACGTGGATCATAGGATTTGTTGTCTTTTTACTTGGATTTTTTATGGGTAAGACGATGCAACCTGTCATCCTCAGGCCTGGCTAAGTGGATAACCATATATCCATTCCTTCTCACTCCAGGGAAAATTACCAACGAATTCACCAGTTGAACCCCTCTTTCGTTCAGTAAAATACGCACGACTCGTGACCACAGGATCTTTAAGTTGTGCGGCTAAAACTTCCGAAGCTGTATTCATCTTCTTTTTGACAATCTCAGGTGATGTGAAAAAGAAGTAAGCTACAAAAAATACGATGAGAAGTGTGATGATATTAATCAACACACTGAACATTCTTACTAGGTATAGACATTTTTATATTATTCCTTGACAGTCTCAAGGGCTTCGTCAGCCGCCTTCGCGTCAGCCGCCTTTGCGTCGGCCTCACGCTTCGCCTGCCTCTCCTTCATCTCTTCAGCAACAATTTCATCAGCCTTCTTGACGAGCTCTTCCATGGGAGTATCGGGGTTCTCCTTCTGTAGACGCTCGAGTACCTCGGCTGGATGACTAATCGGGGCTTCATCCGGCTTATTGTAAAACTTAGAGTTCTCATCACCAGGCTTGAAGTGACTCTTCCCCTCGATCATGTCACGCTTACGCTCCTCAAACATCTTGACGGCTGCAGCCTGGTTCTCCTTGTAACCCTGCATAAGCTCCTCAAGCTTCTCATTCGTATAATGAACGTCTTCAATCTTCGTAGGGTCGGGAGGGATAAGCAGCCACTTGTACATGTCTACGACGTAGATATCGAAAGTCGCATCCTCCTTTTGGAGACGCTTGGCGTGACTCTCAGCCTCTGGACGAGTGTTGAAGCAACCTCGGATCTTGATACCAAATTGATCATTTCGTTGTGGGCACTCGGGACCTACAATAGAAAGGCATGCGTAAATCTGACCAGGGACGGTAGTGTAATCTTGTTCGAGAGAACCCATTATATTCATACTATACACGAAAACTTTAAGTTCTTTATAACCTAAGTTATTTAAGCTTTTGTCTCGTTATGATGATATGGAAGATATACGAAAGGCTCATAACACTTTCAAGAAAGATCTCATTCGGGATGCCACTACTAATGGAGATCTTATACTTGATGTTGGGTGTGGTTGTGGGGGTGATCTTCAAAAATGGCGTCATGCGGGGGCTAACATAAGTATGTGTGACCCAGATGAAAAGTCCCTGGAAGAGGCAAAATCTAGAGCAAAGAATTTGAAGATCCGCGTGAACTTTTATCACGGTGACATCTTCAATTGCCCTAACAGAAGATACGACGTGGTATGTTTCAACTTTTCTTTACACTATATATTCGCGTCAGAAAAACTGTTCA